ATCCAACTACAGAAGTACAAGACCTTAACATATTAATTAATCCACAAGATTTTGATCCCAAAGCTTACAAAATTTACCCAGGTGCTGATCCTACAGCTGTGTCGCAGACAGAAAAACTGCTTAAAGCACAGGGTTTAATGGAACTACTGCCTACAGGCATACTAGACCCAGTTAAAGTTGTACAAAGAATCTTGGATGCACAAGAACAACCTAACTGGCAAGACCTTTTAAATGCTCAAGTAGCTCAAACAGGTCAAGTTGAACAAGCACCAGACCCCAAAATGCTAGAAATGCAGATGAAAGGTCAGCTTGAAGGTCAAAAAATACAAATGCAATCGCAAGCCCAGCAGCATAAAATGCAATTGGAAGAGCGTAGCAAACAAGTTCAGTTGGCAATGGCCCAGCAAGAGCATGCACAAGACATGCAGCACAAGCAGGACATGGCTAATATTCAGGCTGCAGAGGCCGTACACAAGCAACGCATCTTTTCTGCTACCGAACAGGCAGCATTTATACAGAAATTGATGCACGCTGATAACACACATCAGCAAAAGTTGTCTCATGCAGAATCTGCAGCGAAACAAAAGGCAAAAGAGCCATCTAAAGGAGCTAAATAAGCGTGAATAAAGCAGATTTTATTGATTGGAAACGTCATCCTGTCACTCAGGTGATTTTCAGCCAATTAAACCAACGTATTAATGATTTACAGGCTATGCTTGGAGACAGTGCGGGTGTAAACCCAGTCCAAGACAGTCAATTTGTAGGTGCAATTAAAGCCTACAAAGATATGGTAAACATTGAATATGAAGGTGAAGAGGAGACTCTATGATTATTCCAGTAATACATCGCATTGTTATTAAAGCAGACAAGTTGGAAGACACTGATAAGACGTTTAAACGTGCCAGCGCAGCTGGTATCATCATTCCAGACAATGACGACCGTAAACGCGCCCAAGCAGGTGTGGATAAAGGTGTTGTAGTGTCCATTGGACCAACAGCTTTTCGTGATTTTGGAACTGAGTGTCCCATTAAAGTGGGAGACTATATAGCTTATGCACGATTTGCTGGGAAACACTTAGAAGATCCTTACACCAATGAAGAATTTGTAGCCCTCAATGATGAGGACGTCATTTCTATTTTTAGACCCGAATAAGGAGCCTAGATGGCTGAAGAAAACACAGTTGCCCCAGAAGGTAACACCCCCGCGCCCGAAGATACACCAAAGCTATCCGCTGCAGAGCAGCAAGCAATGGAACAAGGGTGGGTCCCACAAGATGAGTGGGAAGGTGATCCAGATCAATGGCGTCCAGCCAAAGAATTCCTGGATAGAGGAGAACTCTTTAAGAAAATTGAAGATCAAAACCGCACAATTAAAGAATTTAAACGTGCCCTTGATGATCTAAAAGGCCACCACGCCAAAACCCGTGAAACGGAATATGCGCGTGCGATACAGGCATTAAAAGCACAAAAAATAGCTGCACTAGAAGATGGTGACGCAGCCGCTGTCGTCAAACTAGACGACCAGATTGATCTTGTCAAAGATGAACAGAGTAAACTTAAACAAGCCGCAGTACAACCACAACAGGATCAATTAAATCCTGAGTTTGTAAACTGGGTTGATAAAAATAAATGGTATGAAACCAGTCAACCAATGCGCGCTTATGCTGATGCTTTAGGCCGAGACCTTGCCTACAAAGGACTTGCTCCTGGTGAGGTTCTTAAAGAGGTGGAGCGACAAGTTCGCGACGAATTTCCTCAAAAATTCCGTAACGCTAACAGGGACAAACCTGGAGCGGTAGAAAGTAGTACAAATAAGGGTGGAAGAGCAGGAAACGATTCCGTGTCTCTTTCCGATGATGAGCGTCGAGTGATGCAACGTTTTGTTCGAACTGGTGTTATGACTGAAAAGGAATACATGGTTGAACTTAAACGTATTAAAGGAGCTTAATTATGAGTGACATTAAAGAAGCAATTGCGAAAGCACCGAGAGGTCGTACGCAGCGTGTTCCCGTGGGTTCACGTAAGGTTTTAACTGTATCTGGAAAAGACCCCAGTTACGAATATAGAATTATTAACGACTCGGGAGATCGAGTGCAGGAGTTTGTAGAAGCTGGTTATGAGCTAGTGGATAATGACTCTGTGAGGGTGGGAGACAAACGAGTTAACGCTGCTTCGGCAGAAGGCTCTAAAGCTCAGCTTTCCGTTGGACAAGGGCAAAAAGCATTCGTCGTACGTATCAAAAAAGAATGGTACGAAGAAGACCAAGCTAAAAAACAAGCCCATGTCAATGAACTGGAAAACGCCACCAAAGCAAAAGCTCTTGATGGTACTTATGGTAAGCTCGACATCAGTCGAGGCTAACTAATTTTAAGTGCCGTTAGGAAATGTCTATTTTATTAATGGAGAATTGCTAATGGCAAGTGTATCTCGTATTAACGGGTTCCGTCCTGTTAAAACAATTACTGGCTCACCATATTCTGGTCAAGCCAATTTATATTTTGTGCCTTCCTCTGACTCAACAGTCATTATGGTTGGCGACGCTGTGAAACTAGCTGGCGACGCTCGCGCTGCCACTGGTGCCCCCACAGTCACCCGTGCTGGTGCTACTGATGCTGCTGTCGGTATCGTTGTAGGCATTTTGTTCACAGGCGTTGGTGATTTGACCAACATGCCCCCAGTGACCGATTTGAATACTCCTGTATATCGTCGTGCATCTACAGATCGTTACCTATTGGTAGCGGATGATCCGAACCTAGTGTATGAAGTTCAGTATGCAGGCACTTCTGTGGCTGCTGCTACTATTACCGCTAACGTTGGTCAGAACGGTCAGTTCACAACTACTGCTGGTAATACAGCTTCGGGTTCGTCTGGCATGCAGCTTGATAGCTCAGGATTGGCAACAACAGCCACTCTGCCTTTGAAGATTGTGGGTTTCCCCAATCGTCCCGATAACATCCCTGGCGACACCTATTTCAGTTACTATGTTAAATTAAATAACACAGCTAACGGTACAGGTACTGGCGCTACAGGTTATTAATTAAAGGAAAGGTAGAATATGTCTATTATTAATAGCGGCTCGTTTGCCAAAGCGCTATGGCCTGGCATCAATGCTTGGTATGGCAAATCGTATGACGAATATGGAACAGAATACGACAAACTGTTCGATAAGTTTACTTCACAGAAAGCTTACGAAGAAGACGTCGGTATCTCTTCTTTTGGTCTAGGCGTTCAAAAAGCTGAAGGCGCACCTATCTCTTATGATAGCGAGCGTCAAGCTTTCATCACACGTTATCAACACGTTGTGTTTGCGTTAGGTTTTATCATCACTCGTGAGATGATGGAAGATGACCAGTATGATGTAGTCGGTCAACGTAAAGCTCAAGGTTTGGCCTTCTCTATGCGCCAAACTAAAGAAGTTATCGGTGCTAACGTTTACAACCGTGCGTTTAACAGCGCTTACACCTTTGGTGACGGCAAAGAACTAATTAGCAACGCTCACGTCAACCTCAAAGGTGGTACATGGTCTAATACCCTGTCTACTGCTTCTGACTTGTCTGAGGCTTCTTTAGAGCAAGCATGTATCGACATTGCTGGTTTCACCAATGATGCTGGTTTGTTGATTGCTGTTCGTCCTGATTCGCTTATCATCCCACGTCAATTGATGTTTGAAGCAAAGCGTATCTTGGGTACTGACGGTCGCGTCGGCACTGACAACAACGATTTGAATGCTATCAAGACTATGGGCATGATCCCAGAAATCGTGACTAGCCACTTCTTGACTGACCCAGATGCTTGGTTCATTCGTACTGACGTGCCACACGGCATGAAGTATTTTGAGCGTCGCGCTGACCAGTTCGACATGGACAACGATTGGGACACTGAGAACGCTAAGTTCAAGGCTACCGCTCGTTTCAGCTTCGGTGCAACCGACGTTCGTGGTATCTACGGTTCGCCTGGCGCTTAATTTATCTGGGGGAGCTAGCCTCCCCTATTAACTATAAAGGATAAATTATGGGTTTTCTCGCAACTGATCTCTCTCCTCTGGGCCAACCAAGTCCCTTAGTTCCAACAAGTAAAGATGTTGTAGTTAAGGCGTTTCAAGTTGCTCGTACTGATACAACTGCTGCATTAAAGGCTTTATTGCCTGCTGATGCATCAATTATCAATATTGACATCTTTGGTACGGCTTCAGACGCTGGTACAACAGCAACACTAAGCATTGGTACTTCTACTACCTCCACTGAGATTATTAACGCTCAAAGCGTTTTAACTGGTGGTAAAGTGGCAATTACAACTGCATGGTCTGCAAACTATCCTAACACACAACCTGTTCCCGTCGTTGGTGACATCAAGTTGTATGCTAAGTATGCAGAATCAGGCACAGCTTCTACAGCTGGCGCT